CGGTAGTAATACCTACATATAATAATTGTGAGGAATATTTAAAGCCTTGCATAGATTCAATAATAAAATACACAAATATAGCAACAATAGAATTAATAATCTCTGCTAATGGATGCACAGATAATACTAAAATTTATTTAGATTATTTAAAATCCGCTTTTGATGCTCTTGGTTTACACAATAATTTAAAAATTGTTTGGAGCAATCATCCTCTAGGTTATCCAAAAGCAATTAATGACGGCATCAAAGTTGCAACATCCCAATATATTATCTTGCTTAACAATGATACTGTCTTGCTTGAACAGACTAAAAATTATTGGATTGACCTTTTACAAAAACCTTTTGCTCAAGATAATTGTGGAATAACGGGAGTAGTTATTACATATTCGGAATGTGCATTTTCGGATTTTGCTATCTTTTTTTGCGTAATGATACATAAAAAAGTCTTTGCAGATATTGGGTTGTTGAATGAAGAATATGGAATTGGCTCAAGCGAAGATATTGAATTTTGTAAATTAGCCCAAGAGAAAGGATGGAATATTTGTTCTGCTTTAGATAATGGGTATTTTCCTATATATCATAAGGGTGAAGGAACAGTTCACAACACAGATTTAGTAAAAGATTGGGATGCAACATTTTTAAAAAATCAATTACGCTTATCAAAAAAATATAATCCTGATTGGTATAGATGGAGGCTAAGCAACAATTTTGAAAGAGCAATCTTTTTAAAAGGCGATAAAGTCTTGCCAAGAGAATCTATTAGATATGAATGGGCTAATAAAAATATTTTAGGTAATGAAGTATTTGAATTGGGTTGCTCTACAGGTTATGGACGGCAATTCTTTGATGAAGACATTGTATATACAGGCTTGGATTATGACCCAATAATCATTGGAGTAGCACAAGAACAAAATTGGGCAAAGTATTGCACCTTTATGCATGGCGATATTAACAAAGTGCAATTATGGAATTATGACACTATAGTAGCCTTTGAGGTTATTGAGCATTTAGATAATGGCTTACAGATAGTTGAGATGCTAAAAATGCATTGTAAAAGGTTGCTTATAACCGTGCCACATAATGAACCTAAAGGGTTTTGGGGTGAGCATCACAAATTACATGAATTGAATGAAAATCATTTTAAAGATTTTAGTTGGCAATATATAAATGAAGCAGGAGTTTTGTCTAATAAACCTATGGAGATAACAGAAAATAATAAATGTAATTTAATGATAGGACTTTGGAATCGTGGGTAAGGTATTATGCTCTGTTGCAACAAGAGGTAGATACTTTACTACTTTGCCATTGGTTTTAAGTGCCATTATTAATCAAACAAAATTGCCTGATAAGTTAATTATTTTTGATGACAATGATAATCCAAAAGATATGAGAGAAGAAATGATTTATTCCTATTTCTTTCATATGTTAAATAGCAAAAACATTCCTTGGGAATGGCAGTATGCTGAAAAAAAAGGTCAGCATTATATCCATCAACAAGCAAATACAATGGGCTATGATTGGGTATGGCGTGTAGATGATGATGCTATACCTGAAGCAAATGTATTAGAAAATTTGTATTTTCATACTACTTATAATTTAAATGCAGGTGCTGTAGGTGGTTCAATATTAACTCCTCCATCTAATATTGATAATGCATTGTCTACAGGCAAAATTGAGCATATAGATATTGAGCCTAATATCCAATGGGGCAAGATTGTAAATTCTAAAAAGGTACAGCATCTTCATTGTTCATTTTTATATAGAGCAGGTTTACACGATTACAACTTAGGATTGTCTAGGGTTGCTCATAGAGAAGAAACATTATTTACTTATGGGCTACATCAAAAAGGATATGATATTCATGTTATTCCAAATGCAATTACTTGGCACATGAAAAATCCAGAAGGTGGAATAAGGTCAGAAAGTAAACAAGAAATGTATATGCATGATGAGCAAATCTTTAAAAATTTTATGACCTATAAAGATTACACGATTGTAGTTTTAAACTCTGGCATGGGAGACCATATTGTATTCAATACAATTTTGCCAAAGATTAAAAATCCATGGGTGTATTCTTGTTATCCTGAAATAGTAAAAGGACACTCTATTGCAGAAGCCCAAAATTTATTTGGAAGCATTGACCAATGGAACATATACAAAAAAATGGACCAATGGAAATGGAAAGGTAGCCTTGAGGATGCATACAAAAAACTTTATCTATGATAATTATTTCTCCGTATTCTAAAGCCTTAAACAATGGCAAAGAAAACCCTAAAAATTATGCATATTGGGCACAACTAATACAATTAATCCCTAAAAATATACATATTGTGCAAGTCGGCATTGATGGAGAAAAACAACTTGTAGAAGATTTTAGAAAGAATTTAAGCATTGATGAATTAAAAATATTAATAAATGAATGTAATACATGGTTAAGTTGTGATTCTTTTTTTCAGCATTTAGCATGGACAATAAAAAAGAAAGGTATTGTATTATGGTCTGTTAGCGACCCTAATATCTTTGGACATCCTGAAAACATAAATCTATTAAAAGATAAGGCTTATTTAGTTGAGAATCAATTTTTGTGGTGGGAATATGTGCCACATAATCCAGATGCTTTTGTAAAACCTGAAGAAGTAGTAAAATATATTCAAACAAGATAAAACAATAATTACTAATAATTCTTGGGAAAGTATATGGATGAAATTGAAGCAAGGTTAAATAGCCATGAAGCCGTTTGTGCTTTGCGATATGAAGCCATTAATGCTAGGCTTAAACGATTAGAAAAAATCCTTATTGGTGGAGCAGGATTTATTATTGCAACATTAATAGCCATTGTTTTAAAGGTTCATTAACATGGACTTATTAGATACAATTTCAAAGATGTCTAGTTTGCTAATAGCATTTGTAACTCTTGTAATTGTATTAGCAAAAATGCATAATCAAATTGCCGTCCTTGAAGAAAAGGTTAAATCTTTATTTGATTTAATAAATAAAAAATGAACATTCAAGACATTTTAAAAGCAGTCTTACCTATTGTAGTAGCGTGTTTAGCATGGTTACTTGGTCAAGTATCAGACTTTTCTACAAGGCTTACTAAGATTGAAGGACAGATGCCTGCATTAATTACTAAAGAAAATGTGCCTACAGACAGTCCTCTTTCAGCCGAGGCAAGGCATCGTATGAGAGATGAAATTTATAAAGATATACATCAATTACAAGTTAAAGTACAACTGCTTGAAGAACGAGAAAAGATGGGGAAAAAATAATGTTTGGAATAGATGATATTGTATCTGTGGGCATGAAACTTGTAGATAAGTTAATACCCGACCCTCAAGCAAAACAACAAGCCCAATTAGAAATATTAAAGATGCAACAATCAGGCGAGTTGGCTAATTTGCAAGCAGATATAAATGAGGCTCAAGAAATTACCAAGCGTTTACAAGCAGATATGATGTCTGATTCTTGGTTAAGCAAAAATATTAGACCTTTAACTCTTATATTTATATTAATAACTTATACAGTCTTTGCCATGATGAGTGCATGGGACATAGAAGTAAATACAAAGTATGTAGAACTTATGGGCACATGGGGTATGGTTATTATGTCCTTTTATTTTGGCGGACGCAGTCTTGAAAAGATTGTAGAAATGAGGAATAGAAAATGAATTTAACGGAGCATTTTACTTATGAGGAACTTACGCATACAGACCATAGAGAATTGGACAATACTCCAAATGTGGTTGAAGCAGAAAATCTTTTACGCTTGGCAAATTTTCTTGAAGAAGTTAAAACATTGTTGGGCGGTAAGCCCATTATGGTTAATTCTGCTTTCCGTAGTTTATTGGTTAATCGTTCTTGTGGCTCTCGAGATTCAAGCCAACACAGGCTTGGCTGTGCGGCTGATATAAGAGTGCCATCTATGTCTCCTGATGAAGTAGTTAAAACAATAATGGCTTCAGATTTAAATTATGACCAACTAATAAAAGAGTTTGATAGATGGACTCATATAAGCATTACAAATAATCAAAACGATAAGCCTCGAAAGCAAGTCTTAATTATAGATAAAAACGGCACTCGTCCTTTTGCATGAAGCAATAAAGCCTCTTGTATTAAAAGCATATCTTTATCTGTTTCTATATAAGGCTGAGGCTTGTAATTAATGCCAATTTTTAATTTGCCTGTGTCGTAAGGTGTATTCATTCAATCATTTCCAAGGTGAGTTTAAGTAAGGTTTGCTCGTCAATCTTATAGCGAGATTCAAATTGCTTTCTGCCAAGTCCGTGAAGACCGGAATTGCCTCGGTGATGTTCTGGGCAGAGTCCAATGACGGGAGCAAGGCTTCTTTTTCCACCCATCCGTCTGATATGATGGATTTCACATGGAGTATCATTGTAGCCAAGTGCGAATTTACACAAACTACATCCCAATCTTGCAATTTTTCCATAATGCTCCTTCTCTAATTTATTCATTAAATTTATTCAATTCATAAGGGCTAACAGAATAATATTCTCCATTTCTGCCAAGAGTAATATTTTCAGGTTGTAAAAATTTATCTCTTTCTATCCATCCAATAAGTCTAATATGTGTTACATGGATTTCAGTAAGAATAAATATGTCTGCTACTTTTTTGTTACTCCAAATTACTGCGTTAAGATTGCCTCCCTCAGTATTGGTGCTCTTTACATCTATTGTTTGTTTTTTGCGTGAAATTAAATCAGCACCAAATTTCCTGAAATTACAGTTTAAATCAAAATTTAAATTTAAGGCTTTTGCAACGGCGTATTCTGTAAAAACTCCATTGATGCACATATCTAATGAACTTTGCCTTTGGTCTTGCTTTCTTTCTGTGCCTTGCTTACTTGTAATATTGAAGCGCATTTCTCCTATATACCTACAGATTTGAATTTCTGTAGAAGTAAGCGATACTCTTATCATTGGGTTGATTTACCTTCTGCTCTGGCTGAAGATTCTAAAGAACGCCATACTTCAATCTTAGCCTCTGCACCTACCATTTGCCAACGCAAGGTCTCAGCGTTCTCTATTGCTTGTTTTAACCCAAGCAAATGCTTTAAATAATCGGAATGTGCGTATGCATACGATTCTTTAGCAGATTCTGTTTTAGCATCGCATTGAATCATTAATATAGCCTTTAAAGATTTTCTGTATTCAAGCATATATGTAACTTCTGCTTTTGCTTGTGCGTATATTCGAGCATTGTCTCTTATAAAGTCTAATGCTTTAAATGGGCTTATTTCATCTATCATTTTTTTCCTTTCGTGCAAGATTGCATAACTCATTAAATTTGTGCGGTGCATCAGGATGCCATCCACCCATTAGAAGTGAGCAATTAAATTTTGATTCTTTTCTGCTTAATTCTGTAAGTGTTATTAATAATCCACAAATTAAAATCCAAACAACTACCCAAAACAAAATAAATTTTTCCATCATGCACCTGCCTTTCTTATTTTTTCTTCATACTGCCCTATTGTTTGACAATCTGAACTATCTATACCTAACTCCTCTCCTTTCTTTTTTATGCCATCAATCGTATCAAACCACCTTACGGGTTTAGGTGGGTCTATTGTCTTACCAAACTTAGGCACTTCTTTAAGCCAATCTGCTTTTAACCCTACCCAACTTCTTTCGCAACAAATTTTTAAAGCATCATTAAGAGATATATTTGCTTTTGTAGCCTCTCGTCTTAATCCGTTTAATGCTGTTTCTGTCAATGGCGAATTTCTTGCTCTACGCATTTTTAAAAAATCTGTAAAGACATTTGCATCAACATCTATAGGAACTTTAAAATCATACGAGCCTTTAGGCTTAGGTTTTATATGATTTTTGATTAATGATTCTTGATTAATGATTAATGATTGGTTAAACGGCTGTTCAACGGGCGTTGCTTTTATGTTTAATCGAGATTGTGCGGATGCTTTACCTGCTCTTGATGCTTGTTCTTTTTTCGCATGATAACGAGCAATTTCTTCATCACATCTTTTATGCGTCCATTGTTCTTCGTCTTCACATTGAAAATACTCAGACAATATGTAACAACCTAATTCTTTTGGCAAACGACACTTACGAAAAACTTTGTCTATATCTTTATTTGCTATGGGTTTTTCAGAATCATAATAATAAAAAATTAATCTTAGGTATGCTGATTCTTCTTCAAGAGAAAGATGTGCTGTATTAGCAATCCATTCTTTTATTTCAAATTGAAAATAATGCATGATGCTCTCCTTTTCGTATTACTAATTACATAATACATCTTCAGCAAGGAAAGGACAATCTTTAAGAGGTTATTGTTTTAATGGTTACTAATGCTTTTCCGTCTTTGCATATTGGACCTCTATCAACAATTAATACATCAACGCATGAGTCATCAATATAAACATTAGCATGGCATAAAGCATCAAGCGTACTTTTAATACTGTTATCTATATCTCTTACTCTTTTGTCTTTTGGATAAAGTGTTATAGATACTTCTAATCGAGCATTGCCAAAATTTGGGCATGATGTTGTTTGAACAATATCTTTAACTAATTTATTAAATTCTTTTGCTTTAGCGGTAAGGAATCTATGATGTCCTTGAAAGCCCCAATATGAATTAACACTTGGCGGATAAGGAATTGTTAAAGAATGGGTTGTCATATATTTATTTTTGGTTCATAATACATCTATGGTAATAATACCATACAACGAAAAGGAGAAGTTATGATTAAGAATCACGATGCTATATTGGAGAGCAATAATCCTTGCACAGATGAAGGAGAAGATGCTATTCAAGAAAGGATTTATGAGTTGTTACATACACCAACTTTTAATCCATCTAATATTTCTAACTTATGCGAAGCAATAAGTAATTTAACAATATATGACCAAGAAATAATTAATACATATGTTGGAGCAGGAAATTATCATGCTTTTGGGCGTCATATCTTTATTGCTAGTTATGAATATTTTGAAAAGATTGCTTTAGAACAGGCTGTTAAAGAATACAATGACGGGTTAATTGGAGATGCTCGAGATGAATAAAAAACAATTAACAGAAGCAGAGATAAATTTAAACTTTATTAAATTTCATTTATTTAGTGCCATCTTTTTATCAGAAATGGGTAAAAAACCTGATATGGATAAATTAGATTGTGAAGCATTGTTGTTTGGAATAAATGTTATTTTAGATAAAGCCTTATCAAAAGTTGAAGAAATGGAAAATACAAAATGAAAACATCAGAAAGCATTACAAAGATTGCTCCTGCTTTATTACACGCACAAAGTAATATAACCTTTGCAGGAAAGAACGCTAAGAATCCTCATTTTAAAAACACATACGCAGACCTACCTGCCGTTATTGATGCGGTCAAAGAAGCGTTAAACAATGCAGGTATTATATTTTTACAAACACCTAGCCCAAGCGAAGATGGCAGATTGCATTTATGCACAAGGCTAATACATGAATCAGGAGAGTGGATAGAAGATACGGCAGTATGTCCTTTGCCTAAATCTGACCCACAAGGCTTTGGAAGTGCTTTAACATATTTAAGGCGATATTGTTTAGCATCTATCTGTGGCTTATATCAAGAAGATGATGATGGCGAAAAAGCAAAGGTAGATGTTAATTTATTAAACAAATGTATTATGTCTATTAATGAAGCAGACGACCATGAGACATTAAAAAATGTTTATATTTCAGCAGTAAGAAATTTCTCATCAGCCCCTAAAATAGGTTCAGTTGATGCAAATGCATTAAAGGCTTTAGAGGTTGCAAAAGATAAACGGAAGCAGGAGTTACAAAATGCTTGATACACGATTATTAGAGCAAGGCTCAGATGCATGGAAACAAGCAAGGCTTGGTCATGTAACAGCAAGTTGCATTGGTGATGTAATGGCAAAAGGTAAAAGCGGGGAAGCCATTACTCGTAGAAAATATAAAACAAAATTAGTGGCAGAACGCCTCTCCAATCAAATTAGTGAGAGTTATTCTAATTCAGCAATGGAATGGGGCGTTGAGCAAGAGCAATTTGCAAGACAACAATACGAAGTTTCACATGAAACATTTGTAGAGAAAACAGGCTTTTGGAAACATCCTACAATTAATTGGTTAGGTGTAAGTCCAGATGGTTTAATTGGCGATGATGGGCTTATAGAAATTAAATGCCCAAATACAACTACCCATATTGATTATTTATGGAATGATGTTGTGCCCGTTGAATACTACAAACAAATCCAATGCCAATTATGGGTAACAAATAGGGAGTGGTGCGACTTTGTTAGTTATGACCCAAGGCTCCCATCAAAGAATCAGTTGTTTGTAAAGCGTTGCTATAGAAGTAACGATTCTATAGAGGACATGGAAGTAGAAGTAAAAGCATTTTTAATAGAAGTAAAAAATATGATAAACATCCTCTCAGGAGAAAAATGATGGCAGTTGTTAAATATGAAGTAATGGCAAAGAATGGAACATACAAAGATAGAAATGGGGATGAAAAATCTCGATGGCTAAAACTTGGCGTATGTTTTGAAACAGAAAAAGGCTTGTCAATTAAGTTAGATTCTGTTCCAATTAACTTTGATGGGTGGATGTCATTAATGACACCAAAGCCTAAAGAAAATTTAAGTGGTAATATGCAATCAAGAAGTGTCAGCAATATGGATGAAGATATACCGTTTTAAGATTATGGGCGAAAGCACTTTTATGTAATTGAAAGAGCCCTCTCCTTGGGGTGAGTAGCAGTTACATATAAAGTTCAGATTGATTACCTGATGAGTAAGTAGCCCGCCAAGATATGCCGTAAAAAGTTATGGGTGAAAATTGTAATTTGTTGCTAATAGGTATGACATATTCCTTTCGTTCCTGTTCTAGCAGGTTTTTAGCAACTTTTTCCGACTTTACAATTAGTAGCCCACCTTCTATGGGGAGAAGTAGTCCTAGGTATGACTAAAATATGCCTCGCTAATCTGTCAATCAGAGCGACCTTTTCGTGACTTCTCCCCACCCCACAGCCGTATAATTTGTCTAAAGACAACAAAAAATCTCCATAAAATCAATAAGATACAATAAGTATTATATTTATTGGAAAAGTGGGTTTTTTGGTTAAAAAGGATGCATAATATAAGTGTAGTAAATATTAATTTCAACGAAAAGGAAAAATATGCAACAAATCAAAGTAGCAACATTAAAAACAGCGTACCTTACAATCCCATCAGGTACAAATGTAACTCTTGGGGAAAAAATAAATTCAGCAGGCTTTGGCGTATATTACGAATGCTTTAATAGTATTCATCAATCAACAAATACATCAATGGGCTTAATTCCTCAAACATATTTAAATATTCTTTAAGGATTGAATATGAAATTTTTTATAGATTCTTGGAATATCCCAATGTGGGCAGAGTATGTAGCAGTTGTAGTTGTAGGCGTAGTAGTTGGTTATTTATTAGCATTATCAATCTAAACGAAAAGGAAAATATCATGGCACATGAATTATCAGTAAGAGAAAATGGTTTTGTAGAAATGGCATTTGTTGGCGAGACACCTTGGCATGGTCTTGGACAAACATTAGACAAGAATGCAACAATCGAACAATGGCAGGTATCAGCAGGAATGGATTGGACGGTAGATTCTTCGCCCGTTGAATATGCGTCATTGACAGGCACAGGGACAATGGCATCACATATATTTAGCGGTCAAAATGTTTTGTATAGAAGTGATACAAAAGCCCCATTGTCAGTCGTAAGCAATAAATACAAAGCAGTTCAACCTAAAGAGTGTTTGGAATTTTTTAGGGATTTAGTCCAAGAATCAGGCTTTCGTATTCATACGGCAGGAACGCTAAAAGGTGGTAAGCAATTATGGGCATTAGCAGAAACAGGTCGTTTTGGCGAGGTTAGCAAAGGTGATGGCGTAGGCGGATTTTTATTGTTGTCTACATCATGCGATAGAACATTGGCAACAACGGCACGCTTTACAACAGTAAGAGTTGTTTGTAATAACACATTATCAATGGCAGTAGCACATGATGCAAATAAAGTAAGTTTTAGTCATATACAGCGTTTTAATCACGAAGAAGTTAAACGCCGTTTAGGCTGTGCTGTTGAATCATTTGGTTCATTTATGGAAATGGCAAAAGCATTAAAGAAGCAAAAAATGTCAATGAATCAAGCAAAAGTATTTGTAAGCAATTTAATAACGCCATTATCACAAGTCAAAAAAGAAGAAGCAAACATAGAAGATAATCGTGCTTATAAAAAGATTATTGCTTTATTTGATGAAGAAGCAAAAGGTATTGAAGTCGCAGGTAAAACAAAATGGGGTATGCTCAACGCAGTAACAGAGTATTATGACCATCATAATCCAAGCAGAAATAATGATGCTAGATTGTCGTCCACATGGTTTGGTCTAGGCGATAAGATAAAATCACAAGCATTGGAATTATTGCTTGCATAAATAATATATTAGAGTAGAATAACCCTCATACATCTATGGGGGTTTTTTTATGCTTATGCAACGGACAAATTCTGTAATTAATATTCGTAATGTATTTAGAAATTCAGAAAAGCCTTTAACTCTAGGCGATATCAAAAAAGCCTTACCTGAATTAAAGGCAAGTACAATCTCAATGGTCTTATGCTATCTCTTAAAGCAAAGATATGTTATTCGTGAAAAGATTAGCAATCCAAAAGAAAAGCATGTCCGATTAGTTTGGATATATACATACAACGAGCAACGCTATACGGAGAATAGAGATGCAAATTGAACAAATTGAGATTGATAAATTAATCCCTTATGCTAATAATGCTCGCACTCATTCAGATGAGCAGATAGCACAATTAGCGGGGGTAATACAATTAGTTGGATTTAGAGACCCCGTAGAGGTTGATGAAAACAATACTATTCTTGTTGGACATGGCAGAGTTTTAGCAGCAAGAAAATTAGACATGAATATTATTCCATGCGTAAGACATTCCAATATGTCCGAAAATGAAAAGAAATCATATATCATTGCTAATAATAAGATAGCCCTTAACTCTGGATGGGATGAGGAATTATTACGCCTTGAACTTGAAGGTTTAACTGATATAGAGCAAATAGCCACAGGCTTTAGCCCAGACGAATTAAATCTTTTATTCAACGGATGGAATTCAGATATAGAAGTTCCTGATTCTCCGCCTGTTGATGAAAACAAAACAATATTAAAATTTACCGTTGATAAGGAAGATTCAGAACAAGCCAAAGAAATCATTTCCAATGCTCTAGACATGGCTGGCATTGGGTATGAACAATAAGTTAAATGTATTGGTCGCTTACCCGTACATGAAAAAGCAAATAATACATGAGTTAATAAAGCAAGAGCATCAAATAAATTTTTTATTAGATAGCGGAGCCTTTACTGCATTTAAATCAGGTAACCCAATAAAGTTAGATGACTATTGTAAATTCATTGATGCATTACCAATTAAGCCTTGGAGATATTTTGCTTTAGATGTTATTGGAAATTCTAAAGCAACAATGGAAAATTATAAAGAAATGGTCAGGCGTGGATATAATCCTATTCCTGTATTTACACATGGACAATCATTTGAAGACATAGAGGAGTATTACAAAACGACTGATATGATTGGATGTGGAGGCTTGGCAGATAAATATGGTCCTCGTTCTTTGTTTTATCTAAAGAAAGTTTTTCAACATACCAAAGGCAGAAAAGTTCATTTGTTAGGCTATACAAGTCCTGAATATATAAAATTTTTTAAGCCTTTCTCTTGTGATAGTAGTTCATGGACAAGGGCTCAAAGATATGGTCTGTGCGATATATATATTGGGCAAGGTAAATATATACAATTATCAAGACGACAAGCAATCAACAAACCAAAACCTGCAATTATTGAAGCCTTAAGACAGTTAGGGTTTACCCTAGGTGATTTTGCAAAAGAAGATAATTGGCGTAAAGCAAATATTGCTTCTGTTGTGTCTGCACGAAGTTGGATTAAATATATGATTGATGCCGATAAAAATATCAAAACAAAAATATTTTTAGCGATGGGAGATGTTCCAAATTTAACAAGAGCATTAAAAGAATGGAAATGGTGGAATGATAATAGCCTTGGATGTTGATGGGGTAATAGTCAATACTGCCAATGAATTTGCTAAAACATTTGATATGGATTATTGGAAACAAGCAAATTTGTATGACAATTTATTGCCACATCAAGACACGCAAATAGTAATAGATATTCTTTCTAAATATGGAGAGGTGCATTTTGTTTCTTCATGCCATGATGAGCATTATTGGAGTAAATATAAATTTCTTAAAAAATATTTTCCCAAAATTGCTTTGCATAATTTAAGTAATAAAGGACATTTTCCTGCAAATCTTTTAATAGATGATAGAGAAGAAGTAATAGATGAATTTTTAAAGCGTCAAAAAAAAGCAAAAGCAATACTAACAATATATGGAAACACTTTAGAACATATTACACAGATGGGCTATGTTTAATCCAAATCAAATTCCTAGTTACTCTCATAGAGACAAAATGTTTGGATGGTTGTATGAATCCACAATAGATTTATTTAAAAAGACATTTAATTTAAATGATGAAATAGTATTATTAGTGACGGGTTCAGGCACATTAGCAAATGAGGTAGTTATTGCTTCATGCATAAATACATTTTTTATAAAAACAGAGGGGCAATTTAGTGAAAGATTAATTGCTATGAATTTAAATCATGTCAAATATTCCAAAAGATATAATTCTATGGGAGTTCAATACGAGACAGGCTCAAGCAAGTATTATGAATGTAACAAGATAGATTTTGTTGATTGTATTAGTGCATTTCCATATTACAAATTGCCAAAAGATTATTTAATAGCAACAACATCAACCTTTGACTTCTATCATATCTATAACGCCTATTTCATGCCCGTGTCTAAAATATTCTACATGAGGGTCGTCTACAGCAATTAACACTTTGTGGTCAAAGATATCTTCCAATGTCTTTTTT